GGATGATCATATTTCCATGCAGTCATTGCCTGTTTTTCAGTACCAACGGCTGCTTCTAAGATTTCGTGATCGTCTTTTTCTCTTTCTTCTTCTACAGCTTTCTCAGCTTCGGCAATCATTTTGTTCCATTGCTCAAGCGGTATGTCTTCTACCGTGTCTACTGGCTTTTCCTCTGTTGCTGTTATATCACCTCCTAGTGCAGTCAACGGTGTTTCGCTTGGAACTTCCTCTGTGTGTGTTTGTTCAATTTCTTCTGTGGTTGGAGTAGGTGGAACGATGCCTATAATAGTACCATCACTATCTTGTACTAGTTTGCCCTCGTCCGAAGATTCATTCCTCCAACCAAATGTCATTTGTGCGGCCAGTAACATGATAACTGCTAGTGGATCGAATACAACAACGATAAGAATAATAATCCATGTTACTGCTTGTTCAAGCATGTTCTCGTCGGCGCCACGGTCACCGTATATAAACTTGGCAATGTATTTTATCGGGCCAACTTCTGCTTCAACTTTGCGTACCTCAGCGGCAATAGGCGCCCTTTCTTCAGATAATTGACTAATAGTTTTCTGTTCGGTAGAGATCTCAGATTGGAGACGAGCACGTTCTTTTTGTTGCCCTCTTCGAATTGCAACTGCTTTCTCAGCACCTTTTTCATCACTGCTTCGGCCCATAACTTGGTCCACAGCTTCGTCCATCTGTTTAAGCGCCTTACGGTTCGCATCTATATTGTCCTTTGCTGTCTTAATCTTTTCATCATAGATGGCAATTTTACTTTGTACATCACCTGACACTAAGTTTTGGTCGTTGTGTGCTTTAGAGAGGAATCCAAAGATACCCATGGATGTTATAATCATTAATACAATCACAGCAGTGACCATATAATACTTCATAAATCGTGGAGCACGTTCCCAATTAGCTTTGAGCCAACTGGCGCATACTAGTTTGCCCACTTCTAACGCCGAACCCATGATGATGATAGGAATTACCGCCGCAGAAAATATAGCGGTCAAACCTACTACTGAGTAATAGATTGCGACCGCTGAAATGGTGAGACCAGTAAGGAGTAACAGCCAGGCTAGTATCATCGGATCCTTAATTAATCAAAAAGTGTTGACTCATCGATTAACGTAACTGCTACAGTGCCTAAAGTTTGTGCGGCAGTAGCGCCAGTAGTTGTTACACTAATACTTTGTTGTGTATCTTGAGCAGATGTGCCGTCATAAACACGGATTGCTCCTGATGTTGTATCACGAATACCCAAAGCAACTTCGTTAGCAATGCGTTTAGCACGGGTGTTCATTGCGGCACCGGCTATGTCATTTCCTACTGTAGTAGAACCAATTGTTTCACCTGTTAATGCGATAAACTGTGGACGATCGAAAGCCACTGTAAATTGACATACGGATGCTTGGTCGTCGCCTACAGTTTCGCCAGTCATTGTAACATCGCGTATTTGGCAATCACCTAATCCTGTTAGATGATTTACTACGTTACGGAAACGCATATTGCCACGGGCACGTAATTGGCCTTTGGCAGTAGTTGTTGGCATTGTAGCAAAGCTATCTGCACTGTTTGGTGTAACTCCGCCGCCGTCTGCGCCAGTAGTTGGGTAATACGTAGCATTACTCATTGTAATGATAACTTTGTACATTTCAGCTTGTAGCTGATTTGTATCATTCTGAAATCCTGATGGCATGTTAGTGCTCCTTAATTATCTAATATTTATCGTTACTTGAAGACAATTAAGGCTAAAAGTGCCGCTTGGCAGAAAAAACCCAAGCCAATTGTAACTATGTTTAACAAGTCTTTTTGGATGGTTGCTTTTAGGAAAAAGCAGAACAACCCGGTCCAACTAAACAAAACCATATCAACTGGCGGCATTTTTTCTGTTAAACCAGTTAATACTGCAATCATAGTTGGAATTGTAGCCAAATGTAGTAATACAACGGCTACCCAACCCATAGTTTCTGCACTTACATGGGGTGCGTGTTCTTTAATGTTTTTAACCCAGAGATCTAAATTAAACAAATCTCGGATTCCGTTTTTAATGTTTTCAACAACTGCGTTCATGTTTATCCTCATTTATAAAAAATATGCCGGCCAATTTTAGCTACTCGTTCTCTTTTCCAACCTGGATTAATATAATCCCCATGAAAGTATAAGGCGTTTTTCAAGTTTGGAAGTCTGAAACCTTCCAGTAATACCTTTTTGGCTACTTCCATACTTTCTGTATAAACTGGTCCATTCATTGGCTTTTTCATTGTTGCAGTTTCGCAGTACCAACTAAATTGGCAAAGTACTTTTTCGTACACTACGTTCTTTTGATAAACCACGCGGCAGATATCGCTTGGGAATTCTCCACTTTCTGCGCGGTTAATTGTGACTTGTGCCACGGCTACTTTACCTTCAAAAGGTTCGTACCCGGCTTCATAATAGATATTACGAGCTAGACAATCTAGTTGTGTTTGTCTCATTTGTGCTGTAATTGGACTCGCTTCCATGCGAGCTTGTTTTAGGTTGTCTAGTTTATAAGTAACTGTCTTATAAGCTACACCTGCTAATAGCACTAATGCTATCAGGAATACTACTGTTTTTATGATGCGTATCATTTTTGTCTCCTTTACGCTGGATGAGGTATCGCTAGTACCGTCATTGTTAATCGATTGGCTGTCTCCGGTTCTCCTTAAATTGTCTTTGTTCCCAAAACCTTTGTGGGTCAATAAGTAATTATCCTCTGTACGCAAAGGAAAAGTACTATGTTTATACTTATTCACAGTTTAACGCCTCATTCGAGAAATGTCAACTGCTTGTTCATCACTGAAAACCGGCACAGCATTGCTTTTATGCATGGTTGCAATGCCTTTTACCATTGTTCCGGTATAAACTTTAGCTGGTGCTAAAGTAGCATTGCCGCCTGTATCTCTGCTAGGAATATGGGTTGTGCTGCGGCCTTCTGGAATTGCTAAACTATAATGGCCTTTCAGTGGCTCAGCTGTCAAAGCTCGTTTACGTTTCTTATCCTCAGCTTCTATAGCCCACCGTTTTTGTAGTTCCTTCCATGAGTCTTCCAATTCTCTAGCCTTCCTTGCGTGTTCTGCCGAAGCAAATTTCTTTTTACCCTTCTTTTTGCCTGTAGTTGAATACATAGGCGGCAATAAGTGCATACTCAAAATATTCTCCAAAAGTTATAACAATACTAGTATTATACTAGTAAAACTGACTAGTGTCAATTGTTGTTATACTCGAAACGATTCTCCGCATCCACAGCGGTCACGTTCGTTTGGATTGATAAAATCAAATCCCTCATTGAGTCCATTGCGAACCCAATCCATTGTTAGTCCATTTAAATAAACCAAACTTTTAGCATCTATTAATACTACAAAATCTTTTTGAGCAAAGTTAGTAACGCCTACTTCAGCTTCGTACTTGTCCACATACTCTAATGTGTATGCTAATCCGCTACAGCCTGTAGTCCTCACACCTACTCGGATGCCCACACCTTTACCACGGCGCTCTAAATTTTGTTTAATCTTTTTAGATGCTGTGTCGGTTACGGTAATCATTTACAGCTGCTTTGATCGCGTCTTCAGCAAGAATTGAGCAATGTATTTTAACTGGAGGGAGTGCAAGATGTTCGGCGATTTCAGAATTCTTAATAGATCCTGCTTCTGCCAACGTCTTACCCTTGACCCACTCCGTAACGAGTGATGAACTTGCGATTGCTGAACCGCAACCATACGTTTTAAACTTCGCGTCTTCGATAATGCCTTCATTGTTTACCTTAATTTGTAGTTTCATTACATCACCACAAGCAGGTGCTCCAACCATACCAGTGCCAACTGTGGGATCATCTTTTTCAAACGATCCTACGTTGCGTGGATTTTCGTAATGGTCGAGAACTTTATCTGAGTAAGCCATTTATTGAGCGCAGGTGCGTGTCCGTGTTATTGTTCCGTCTGGATTTTGTACTTCAGTCCACGGACTACAATTTGGTGAGTAGCCGTAAACTTGTCCAGGTTGCTGTTGTATAACAACAGGTTGTTGTACAACAACTGGAGGTTGATTACGAGAAATTCCATAACCAATCACCCCTCCTATAATTGCCGGAGTTACCCATACCCAAGGACTGTGTCCACCGCGATGTTGCCAATGTCCGTGATGCCCGTGATGCTGTGCAAAAGCTGGAATAGCAAAGCCTGCACACACGATGAACATAGTAATAAGTTTCTTCATAGCAATCTCCTGCGTTATAATATATAACGCCGTAGACTAGTATTTAGTTGACTTATTTTGCTTCTTTACGAGCGTTCTTAACTGTAGTTACATCGTTGCGTGTTTCTTTACACAACTTAGCCAAATCTTGGCAATGCTTACGAACACGAGTTCCGGCAGCACCTACTTCTTTGTCATAGAATTTTTCGAAGTCTGCTTCCATTGCTTCGATGATTGCAGTGAATTCTGCATATTTGTTTGTAGCCATTATATTTCTCCTTTAGGCAAGTACAGAGTACTTATACCTAGTGTACAGGGGTTAAAAATAAATGTCTAGTTAATTGGCAATCACGTTGCCGCTACCACTAGTAATAGTGGCACCGCAACCATAGGTATCGCCCAAACGGCCTATATTCAAACCGTTGGCAAATACGTTGCCGCTGAATGAAGCAAGTCCGGGAGCATGACTACCACAACCTGGGAATGAGTGACTAGCTACTGGATCTCCGCTACGGACAACTCCAATCCCATTTACAAAGACATCACCGCTACCACCGGACGTTGCAGTGCCGGTTGGAGCCACAGCACATTTTTTACCAACTGCTGGGTGACTTGTGGTTGCGGAGTCTGCTCCGCTCATTCTTGCTATTCCTGGCATGAAATATTTATGCTAGAGCAATTCCCGTTGTGCTTTCGATAAATTGCTTGGCAAATTGTTCGTCAGTTGGCTCAGCCACTGTTACTGTGGATTTTTGCAGTTTGATTTCCTTGTCTGGACTCACTGTGAACAAGTAAGGCATCAACCCTGGACCTTTTGGCCCCATACCAATAACTTGCGGATTTTTTAGTGTGTAATGTAGTGGGCCGTCTTGAACCAATTTGGCCACAAGCTCTTCACCGCTTGTTAGTTTGAGTGTAACTACTTCGCCTTCTGCGAAACCTTTTGAAATAAACATATTATACCTTTTCGAAATGTCGTTTGAGTTCTTGGAACCCGCCTATATAATTATCGTCTAAAAATACTTGTGGTAAAGTTCTGGCTGTGGGCACTGCTTCTAATAGTTGTTCTTTGGTCCAAGACTTGGACACATTTCGTTCTTCAATTTCAATGCCTTTACTTTCTAAGAGTGCCTTGGCTTGCACACAGAAAGGACACTGATCCTTACTCCATACTGTTGCTTTCATATTCTTCCTTTTAGTTATTATAGCGCAGGTAACTCATCGTAGTCAATAGCATCGCTCATAACTCCAATAACATAATTAGTCGACTCACTTTCCTGTAGTGCTGTTTGTTTCTTACTAGTGTCAACGTGTTTATTAAACCACGGGATGGGTGTTGACTTAGGAGCAGGGTTATTATACTTAATACCAATTTCTTTTAATGCACCCACTGCCGTATAGTCAACAAAGTCTTTGAGAATGTTTGCATTAAGTCCAATCACTGGACCTTTGTTAAACAAATAATCAGCCCATTGTTTTTCTTCTCGGATAACATCCATGTACAAGTTATAAACTTCCTGTTCACACTCTCCACGCACTTCGGCAAATCTAGTATCTTCTTTAACTACCTGATTAATCAAATAAGCCGTCCAACCCTTGTGTAATAGTTCGTCTTGCAGGATCAACTGAATAATATTTCCATTACCCATGAAGATTTTATTCTCTACCATGGCCAAACTGGTAGCAAAGCTAACCATGAAACGGAAAGCCTCTAGAGCATAACTAGCATGAAGAGCCATATAGATTGCTTTGATGTGTTCTTTCTCATTAACTGATCCATCCATTTCTTTCATGCAGTTAATTCTGTGTAACTTTTCGTAATAGTTGCCAACACTCGATGCCATGTCTACAATTTCTTTAGTATCATGGATAGTATTGAACACATCTTTTGGTACATTGTAAATATTACGAATAATATGGCTGTAACTCTTTGAGTGAATGTTAGTTTCAAAAAATGTCCAGTTGTAGATAAGAGCTTCTAATTCAGGCAATGATACTACAGGCATGAAGATTTGGCTTGGTCCGCGGCCTTGTAAACTATCTAATGCTGTTTGACGTAGCAAGTTACTGGTAAAGATATGTTTAATTGCATCGCTAGCATCTTTAAAGTCAGTACTATCTTTAGTAAGACTAATTTCTTCTGGTTGCCAAAAGAAACCACGTGCGGTTGCTTCAAAGTCTGCAATCTTTTTATACTTAACTTCTTCAAAACGTTGAATAGTAACCGGACCAGCTGGATCCAGAAACATTTTACGACTAAGGTAGTCTGTCTTTGTGTTTAGATTATATTGTTGTTTGCTCATTAATATTTTCCTGATGCAAGCACTATCTTGCAAATGTGTTCTAGTCTTTCTATATGTTCAAAGGCACGCCATGGTGTTGTGTCAATAGCAACAACACCGTGTCCTTTAATGCCTACTATGTCATAGGCAATGTTGCCTTGTTTATCTAATTTTAAATTCTTATGACATTCATCTGCAAGCTCTTGGCTAATAGGAGCAACATCGCCTACATTTGGTGCCACACGAGTATATCGATTGAGTTCTGGAAATACATCGCTAATAGTACTAAGGTCAATTCCGGCGTGCATGGCGGCAATACAATAGGTTGGATGTACATGAACAACTACCCGCACTTCACCACTATGCTGTCCTAATTCTTTTTGCAGGCCAAAATGTAATGGTAGTTCTCCACTTGGCTTTAAGTTCTTACTAATATCAGTGTAGTCTAATTCTACACTGGCATGGTATCTAGTTGGAGGCTGGTCGTAGTATCCTGTTTCAATTCCAATCTTTTTAAATTGATCGGGTTGTAGTGTTTGCTTACGAACACCACTTGGTGTAATGTAAAAGTGGTCACGGTCGTGATGACGAATACTTACATTGCCATCACGACTGGTAATCCAGTTACGCTTATAAGCGTCTACCATAATATCACAAATTGTTTCTAACATTATAACTTACATGCCTCGCAATCATCTTCTAATTCTTCCATGTGGTAGCCGTTTACTTGAACCCCATTAATTTGTGTTTGTTCAGGTAACAGTTCTTCTGTTTGCTTACTACCAGCTTTGTTAATCAAACTATAGTAGAATGTTTTCAATCCCCACCTGTGAGCTTGCATTAAATTTTTAGCAATCAGTGTAGTTGGCACTTTACGATCTGCAAAGTGTGCTGGATTATAGAAAGTGTTTGTACTGATACTCTGATCCACATAGGCGGCAAGAACACAGGCTGTTTTCAAATATCCTACGCAGTCTGTTTGTTCCCACATCAGCTGGTACTTGTTCTTTAGTTTAGCATACTCAGGAACAACTTGTGTAAATGAACCGGCTTTACTTTCCTTAGTACTGATTAAGCTCATGGGCATCTCAATCCCATTAGTGCTGTTTATAACAACGCTCGAGCTCTCTACGGGTGCAATGGCCATTAAGGTTGCATTGCGGACGCCGTACTGTTTCATATTAGTACGTAGAGTTTCCCAATCAAGTTCTGGAGTAAAGTCTGCCAATTCATTTACACCTTTTGCACGTAGTTCCCAAGGGAAGGTGCCTTGACCGTAGCGTGTCTTCTCACTATGTAAGCAAGCGCCACGTTCTTTAGCTAATTCAACTGTTGCTTCCGTTAGGTAAAACGCTTGATGCTCCATCCAGGATTTTACATCTTGTAATGAATCTTTATCGCCATAAAGCAGGCCGCGCTTGGCATGCCAGTAGGCTAGATTAGTAACACCAATGCCCAGTGGTTGAATTTCATCGTTGCTTAGTTTGCTCTGTATACTTAAAAAGTCTTGGTAGTCAAGTATGTTACATAGACTGCGCTGTAGTATGCGGCATGCACGGCGCATGTCTTCTGGATTGCGGAATGCTCCCCAGTTGATAGATCCTAGAGTACATAACGCTATGCGGCCATCGGCGTCATCTAGACGTTTGAAGGACTTAGTAGGCAATAGAATTTCGCAACACAGATTACTTTGATAAATTGTATGGTACTCAGGATCAAATGGTCCTTGGTTTTGTACGTTATCGATAAAC